CTATTCAAGGGCTATAAGGCTACGGTCGCTGTAGGCACGTTTACCCTGACGGGGCAGGCTGTTAACCTGCTTGCCACCCGCACGGTTCCAGTGGCTTCTGGTAGCTTTACGCTAACGGGGCAGGCTATCAATCTGCTCAAAGGCAGAACGGCTACTGTAGCGGCTGGCAGCTTTACGCTAACTGGCTATAGCGTGAACCTGCTTGCCGGTAGAACGATTGCTGCGGCTAAGGGTACGTTCACGCTAAGTGGTCAAGCGGTTATACTCAATAAGGGTGTGACTCTAACAGCCGGTTTGGGTACGTTCACACTAACCGGGCAGTCAATCAACCTACCCTGGAACCACGTTCTAGCTGTCGCTAAGGGAACGTTCGTACTAACCGGCCAAGCTGCCAACCTACTCCGTGGAAGAACGTTGGCCATAGGTGTAGGCAGCTTTACCTTGACTGGCCAAGCGGTGCTGTTCGCTCGTGGTCGTGGCATGGTGGTCGCCACAGGCAGCTACACGTTCACCGGCAACAGCATCAACCTACTCTCCACCAGAACACTGGCCCTAGCCAAAGGAACGTTTGTACTAACCGGGGTAGCCACTACGCTGGTGTATAGCCGGGCTGTGGTTGCCGGCACTGGCACGTTCGTGCTAACCGGCAGAACGGTGGGGCTGCGGCTTACTCGTAGGCTTAGCATGGGCCTAGGTACCTACGTACTCACTGGTCGCGATGTTGGGTTGACAACTGGCATTGCCGCTAAGCACTTTATGAAGGCCAAGCTAGAGTACCACAGCCGGCTACAAATGACCCTAAGAGTAGGGAGGCTGTAATGAGCCAGCAGACCCAATACGCCACGGTTGAAGAAGAGTACAACCCGTCTTCCAACAATCCTTGGGACAGCTATAGCAATGGCTTAGCTGAAGACGGGTCTTATGACGTGTTTGAACTGGCGGACAGTGGTACGGATGTTATAGAAGATCAGATTAAGCTGGCCTATGGAACCTACGTACTGTCCGGAGGGGCTGTTACTAGCGGGGACATATTCACGTCCCAAGCCAAGGGTGGAAGCAGCCTTCCAACAACCCTATCCTATATTTCTTATGGTGGTGGGTCTGACTTGTGGTTAACTGGGGACCCGTCCTTTCCGTGGAATGGGCCAATCCATACTCCACCCCCTTCAGCTTCTGACATAAACGATTCCAAGTTTGCTCTACTGTTTAGTGTGATTTCGGCTGGGTTCTACGGCAGCAACTTCATTGTTCTTCGCAACTTTGGGTTCAGCATTCCCACGTCGTCTAGGATAGACGGGTTTAGGGTAGAAATAGACTGGTTCCAGGAGTTTGATTCTGGTCTAGGCTTTCAGGTAGCCCGAGTAGATACTGCCCGCGTTACGGTTTTCTATACCGAGCAGTTCATAACAATTGACAAGGGTACGTTCACGCTAACTGGAAAGGCTGTCAACCTTCTGTATGGTAGAAGGCTGGTGGCGGGTGCTGGCAGCTTTGCCTTAACTGGTCAAGCTATAGGGTTGCTCAGGGGTAAGTCTATTGCTGTAGCCAAGGGCACTTTCAATCTAACTGGCCAAGCAGCCGGCTTGAGCCTAACCAGAACCATTCCAGTCGGTCAAGGTACGTTCACACTTACGGGCATTGCCGTTGCTCTTAGTACGGCTGCCAACAAGACCATCATTGCCAGCACTGGTACCTATACGTTCACTGGCCAATCGGTGGGACCGCTGTATGGTCGTATCCTGCCTGTAGCCCACGGCACGTTCACGCTGACCGGTCAGGCTGTAGTGCTGCCTAGAGGCAAGCACGTTGATGCTGGAACGGGTGTGTTCGCTGTAACTGGAAACGCGGTCAATCTGCTGCTGACCCGCCATATCCACTTACATCCTAGCACCACGTTTTTCGCCTTTGATGGGCAAGCGGCTAGGGTACTGCGGGGCTACCGGCTAGTGGCTGGGGTGGGCACGTTTACGCTAACCGGGCGTAGTGCCGGCTTGGCTAGGGGTAGGCTACTAACAGCCGCCACAGCCGCCTACACGCTTACAGGTAAGGCTGCTGGGTTGCTTGCCGGGCGTAAGCTGGTGGCTGCCACAAGGGCCTATACGCTGGCTGGTAAGGCTGTAACCCTAATCCCCAACCACAACCTAACAGCCGGGCTAGGGGCCTTTACGTTTGCCGGGCAGGCTGTGGGGCTTAGCTTTGTGCGTCGCGTAGGGGCCAACGCGGGCAGCTTTGCCGTAGCTGGTATGCCGGCAGGCTTAGTGCCCACAAGGCTGCTGCGGGCTGCTGCGGGGTCGTACGGGCTTACCGGGCAGGCTGTAACCCTAGCCCCTGTGCATAAACTGGCTGCTACCACGGGCAGTATAGTGCTTTCCGGCAAAAATATAGGGCTGTTATACGGCTACCGTTTGGTGGCAGCACTGGCCAGCTATACACTAACTGGCCAAGCCAGCTTGCTCAAGGCTGGTAGGCTGGTGGTGGCTAGTGGGGCCAGCTACACGCTCACAGGCAGGGCTATGGTACCCACGGTGCAACGCAAGCTCAGCTTGGCTCCAGGCAGCTATGTAATCACTGTGCGAGCGGGCTTGGGTGTGGGCAACAAGACAGGGCATGAGCTGGAGCTGAAGGTTACGTATGGTCCTCGCTTACAAGCTGTGCTAATTGCTGAACAGGAGTTTTGATTATGCCTAGGCGTCCTACGCTTGGTCCAGGCAATGACAACGTGGTGTATGTGCGGGGCTTAGTGGATGTAACCCAGCCTAGAAACGCTGATGGCAGCCCCAAGAACATCGATAACGCAACTGGGTCCTGGACGCTAATTGATCCAGGGGCTTACACTACAAGGGAAGACATATTGGCCAGCGGTACAGTCATAGCGACTGGCAGTACTAGCCCTGTGGGGAGTGGTGGGGCCTACCTAATCCAGCTTTCTAATAGCATTGCCATTCTTAGCGGGATGGGCTATTACTTGCACGTGGTAATGAGCAGCGGCGGCTTTCAGGCTGACATACTCGATAGCTTGTCGGCAATGACCAGAACCGGACGTACCCCAACCGGATAGCGTACATGGCGAGGCCAGTTACCAAGGACCCAGACAAGGTAGCCCTGATTATACGTATTAGGGAGCTGCTCAAGGTGTATGGGCCTAATGCGGTAAGCCGGGCTACTGGGGTTAGCCGCAGCCACGTCAGCAACATCAAAAATGGCATACGCTGCCAAGACGTGGGGGCTGTAATGCTTAAGGAGCTACAGCTACGTCGTACGACCAAGCTGTGCCGTAGGTGTGGTGAAGCCTGCCGGCTTACAACCAAGCTGGTCATGTGTGTGGAATGCACTGTACTGGAACTAGCGAAGCAAGGCTTGGTGGATATAAAAACGGAAGGGCAAGAATGAAAGAGAGTTTATGGCGAACGGAGTCCAGTCTAACGAGGAACTGCTGCGGGCTTACAGGTTAACGGGTGATCAACAAGCCTTTGGGGAGTTGTATAAACGGTTGTACGGGCTGAGGTTTGTAGCCCGTCGCATAGTAGGGCCTGATCCGGGTGAGCTGGAGGACGTGTTCCAGACGTCCATACTGCTGTTTTGGAAGTACCTAGCCAAGTTCGATGGTAGGTGTACCGTCAAAACATGGTTTAGCCGGATACTGATCAATTCAGCTACTAGCTTCTATCGCAACCGTAGGCTGTGGCATGAGCGGCAGCTACTAAGCCACCAAGAAGAAGCGGTACTGGAAGATGACCTGTTGGAAGCTGCTGAGGTGACTGTAGCGGTACGCTGTGCCTTGAGCCGGCTGGCCTTACCCTTGCAAGAGGCCTTGTGGCTGTGGTACTACAAGGGCATAAGCTACGAGCAAATAGCTCAGCTAGAAGGGGTGCCCATAGGCACCATACGTAGCCGGCTTAATAGGGCCAAGAAGAAGCTGAGCGAAGAACTGAAGAGGGTAGCCTAGTATGAAGGAGTACCGCAGTGGCCAAGAAGCGGTTCGGGCATAAGAAAGCCCCCAAGATTCCGCAGCACAAAAAGAAAATCACTCGTCAAGGAAAACACAGGCACAATGGTGAGCCTGAAGACGATAGCAACAGTGGTACAGGAGCTGGTACTGGTAGGGGAGGTGACTCCGGTCGGTTGCTGACTAACCCTAATACGGTGAACAAAGACCTACGCCTTCTTAACCGGGCTGTGCGGAGTGGGTGGAATATTCGCCGTAAGAACATGATCAAGCGTAGGCTGGAGTCGGTGCTACTGAAAGAGACAGTATCTGTGCCCACCAAGAACGGTATGGTGGAAGTTGATGGTCCAGCCGATAGCAATGCCATAGCAGCGGCTCGGGTGCTGGTGGCTATGAACGGGCAGGATCAGGCTGATGACCACTTGGCAATGAAGGTTGAGTTGGAAGCTCAGGCTAATAAGGGTGGCGTGAATGTCAATATTGACGCTAGAGAATCTACGATCCTTCAACTCGCTAAGTCCCTCGGAGCAACAGAGCTTATTATCGACGGTAGCTCCGTCCCAGTTGCCGAAGGTGCTGGGCAACCTAAGGAAGCTGGAGCTGTACAGCCACAAGCCCGAGAGTCAGTGGTGCGAGAGTCCGCCTTGGCCAAAGCAAGAGCTATTCTTGAGCCTTAAGTGCAAGGAAGCCTTCTTCGGTGGTGCTGCGGGTGGTGGCAAGAGCGACTGTCTGCTCAGGGCGGCTTTGCAGTACGTTCATGTCCCTAAGTATTCAGCCTTGATCCTACGCACCAGCACCACGGACCTGAGCCTGAGCGGTGGTCTAATCCCTAAGTCGCACCAGTGGCTTCAAGGTAAAGCCCACTGGAACGGTAACGATAAACGCTGGACGTTTCCTAGTGGGGCTACACTCCAGTTCGGGTACCTAAGCAACAGCCAAGACAAGTTCCGGTACCGTAGCTCTGAGTTTCAGTACATAGGCTTTGACGAGCTGACGGACTTCACGGAAGAGGATTACACGTTCATGTTTAGCCGTGTACGGCAAACGGTTGACATTGATGTACCTGAACGCATTCGGGGGGCCAGTAATCCTGGAGGGAAGGGACATGACTGGGTCCGCAACAGGTTTATCCCTAGGTACCTAAGCGAAGACCTAGTCAATAACAACCTGAAGGACGTGTACTGGATTGACAGTGGGGTTGAAGATGAAGGGCCTAGGGCTAGTGTGCCTAGTAAGATCCGTGATAACCCAGCTATTGACCCAGTCAAGTACCAGAAGAACCTCATGCACCTAAGCCCGGTGATGCGTGAGCGTATGATGAACGGTGACTGGACGGTTATGCCGGCTGGGCTAATCAAGGCTGACTGGCTGCGGTATTTCACCATGCTAGACAAGCGGGTGGACTTGCTGGTCAGCCGTAAGGATGACAAGGGCAACATTCTACATACTACGGAAGTGGCTTACAGCTATAACGAGAATGAAGCACGTAGGTTCATTACCATAGATACAGCGGGTGGCACCCAAGACCTAACTGCTGAAGCCAAGGGCAACAGGCAGCCTAGCTGGACAGTCATTGGGGTGTGGGACTTCAAACGCTGGGGCAGTGGCCAAGCATTGTTGCTGCGGCACGTATGGCGGGACAGGCAGGGCTTTACAGACGTAGCCAAGGCAGTGCTGGACCTGTGCAATAAGTGGAAGCCTACTAGGGTCCGGGTTGAGAACCAAACGATGGGGCCTAGCCTACAGAACCTACTCATGGGTCGCATTCCCATTGACATGATTAGCACGGAAGGCAAGAACAAAGTGGCTAGGGCTGTTACTCTAATGAACATGATGGAAGCGGGTCAGGTGTACCTACCCAAGGGTGAGAATAGCTGGCGTCCGGCTTGGGAAAGCGAAGTGCTTAGCTGGCTAGGTATTGAGGACCAAACCAACGACCAAATTGATATGAGTGCCTATGCAGCCATAGAAGCAACGGGTGGCTTTATGCAAGGTACAATAGCGTTGGACCTAGACCCCCGGGAACTAAAGGAGCTGGGCAGTGGCCGCAAAGACAACAACCTATGGTCAGCAGGAGCAGTGCGGTGGTGAATAACCGTTACCTAGTGAGCCTGTGCTTTCTAGCCGTGTTGGCTACGTTTGGCTTCGGTCTAGGCAACCTAGCAGGACTTGTACTGTACTCAACCCCTAAGAAAGCCCTTCACATGCCTGATGACAACAACCTGACCCAGGAAGTGCGTAATGACTACGGTAATATCAAGCACCGTAGCGTGAAGATCAACCGCTGTGCCAACGGCTACATTGTGGAGTACGCTCTGCTCAACCCTGAGTACGATGAAAACAGCAACCGCTATCAGCAGCAAGTGCTGCATGAAACTAGGGTGTTCCTGACCAACACAGACCTGATGGAGTGGTTGGCTGGCTACTTCCCTGATGAACCCCGTCCCTAGGAGCAGCCAATGGTCGTTCATTGTCATGTACTGCTCAAGTCTGGTGGGTTGGCTTGGATCCAAGTGGAAGCCAAGGATTTAAGAGAAGCCATTATCGTGGCTACCAACCGCCCAGACGTTGAACACGTTTATGAAGTCAGCTATGTCCCTGGAGGGGTAATTACGTAATAGGAGTTAAGCAGTGGCCGATTACTGTTTCCTAGAACGGCTGGTGGATATGCTTTCACCGCCCGACTTACGCCCAATCATTCAACTGGGGCCTATAGTTGAGCAAGTTGGACCGCTTGTATCAACTGCCAGTCCAGGTCCACATCTGTTTCACCTACACCGCAGGAGATTGCTGTTTATGTTCCCAATGACTGATAGCCAAGAAACCACCATGACCATCAAGGAGTTCCGGGACAAGAAGGACAACCCGGTGCCCAACACTGCCATCGATGGTGTACCGGAGTGGCTTACGGACAACCCCAACCTACTGGAGCTAACACCAGCGGCAGACGGGCTGAGCTGTAAGGTGCGGTCTGTGGGTCCGCTGGGCACGGCTACCGTAAGCATGAAGGCCGATGTTGACCCCAGTGTGGGCCAGTCCTTTGTTGCTGGTCGTGTGGACGTGGAAGTGACCTTTGGTACGCCCACCACAGTGGTGCTGGACCCCGGCACGCCTACCGAGCAGCCCTAGTACAATGGGCCTGTGGGGGCCTTTGGTTGACCACCTAGAATCCCTGGCAGCCTTGGGCCTCCACGCTTGTCAACGGCTTGAACGTTGTGTGGGGCATCCTTTCAAAACCAACAGCCCTGATCGTTCTTGGGCCTCCACGCTTAGTGCCATCGGCATGGAGTTCACTGAATGAGCAACGTTCAAGCTGTTGACGAGTTCTACGTAAGCAGTGCCCCGGTTCCTAGTCATTTCGTAGAGAGCTGGGCCAAGCATCACGGGTTTGATCTGGTTAGGCTACGGCTGGGCTACTACGTGGTTTCGGGTGTGAACATGGTTCGGCGTAGTACACTGTGTCTGGCCTGCCCATTCGCTACTAAGCGTGACGCTGACTATGCCGTTCACGTACTCAAGCAGAAAGGCATAACACCACGCCAGCTACTGAATATGGAAGAGGCTGAAGAGGCTGTGTTGATCAGGGAGATATTGGGGGGTCTTCAATGGTAGTACTCCATTCCACTAGAAAGGACCTAGTGTGGTTATTCCACGCTGCTGCAATTGTCATAAATGGTTTACTGAAAAACAAATCACAAGGAGTCTAAGGGCTAGGGGCCAGATGCCCAGCTACTGCTCAATAGCTTGTAAGAACGCTTGGGAACGGCTGACTGGCTATGCCAGCAACAACGTCAACCCGGCTGCTTTGGCCTTACAAGAACCCACCACGGGTAAGGAGGCCAAGGAGTTCATGGCTACCTTGGAACAGCGTAAGGTAGAAGCTAAAGCCAAGTTCCTGGAGCAAGAAGGTGTAGCCCATTTGTTCCTACCGGATGACTGCACCCCGGAGCAAGAAGTGGAGTTCCGTAAGCGTATTTGCCCCAACCCGCAAATGACTTATGCCACTAGCTCTGAAAGCAAGTACATTCAGCTGGCTCGTAACAGCGGCTACAATATAAGCAGGTCCCGTAAAAGCCTTAGCAGTGACTAACATGAACCAGCCCAAGAAAGTGTACGTCCTTATCGAAGGCGACTACGATTGGACCAAACCGTTAGTTGCCTTCAGCAGTGAGGAACAGGCTAGGCTCATTGCATCTACCTTGGCTGGTGCCTACGTGGTGTGCCCACTCAACCTGGACCCAGACGTAAGCTACTTTAGTGGTACTCCAGTCAAGACTTGGTGTGTTCGGTTCAGGTATGGCCAGCCGCCACACGTTACTCAAATAGAGCCTTGCGGGTATGACGACAAGCTCAACAAGTTCCAGGCAATTGTTCCACAGGTCAAGCAGCTTGAGCTGGCTCCTACATTACCAACCAAGGACTGGATGGTCAAGTTTAAAGTAACTTGCTTAGCCGAGGACGACGTTAAGGCAATCGAAGTGGCCAAGCAGATGCTGGCTGAACAAGGGCACACACTATGAACCCCAACATTCCTAACCGGGTGTTTCACATCCGGTCTAACAGCTTGCCCGAGTACCTGTTTGAGTACCATCCCTGGACCAAGAAAGCATACTTCATCAACGCCAGCAAGACGGTGGTACATGGTGAACAGTTAGCCCACGAGGGCAAGCTGCTCTGCGATGCTACTGTGGATGATATAATGGCCTTCAAGTCCCTAGTCCAAGCCTTTGTGGCCGGCTTCACACAGGGCTACCAAACCCCCAGCCGGTTGGTGATCAGCCCATGAGACAAAACCACTTACAAACTGATGATGCCGATGGGCTTTCGGACTACGAGATTGCCAAACAGATGGGCATCTCTCGCAGTCTTGTATTTCAAATTCGGCAGCGAGCTATGAAGAAGCTACGGCTAATGATCCTGGAAGACCCAGACCTACGAGAAGTTGTAGAAGAGATCGTTCACTGTATTGGGAGAAAACCGCAATGAAAGTCCTCTACCAAGCTGCTTGCTACGCCCCGAACACCACAGCCCAGCTAGTCTTGCCTATTGCCAAGGGTGCCTCGTTTGACTTGGCCCTAGTTACCCAAGACCTACGCCCACCCGGGACGTATGACTTCATGGGCAGTACCCGCAACCTTATGCGGGGTGTGTTTGCGGCTTACTGCAATATCCTGTTTGACAAAACAATGGCACGGGTACAGGTAGCTGAAGTGCAGACCCTGACCTTCCACAAGACCCAAGGCACGTTCAGGCTGGTGTTTACCCAGCCCAACAAGCCCAACAAGCTCCCCAAGAGCACCAGCACCCTAGCCTATAACAACGCCACACAGGCCTCGGTGGTTCTTACAGCGACCCAGATTGCCAGGGCCTTGAACACCCTGTTTGGCGGCAACGTGGTTACGGTGGTGCCTTGGTACACGCCCTACACGTACTTCGGTGGCTACAATATCCGGTTCACTGGGGCCTACGATGTTGACGAGCCTTTGCTGAATAGCAGTACAGCGGACGTGGTGGTTAGCGAACTAGTCAAGGGCGACCCCAACTTTGCCCCTAGCTTCTTGGGCAGCTTTATGTTTGGCCCCAAGTACCCCAACGGCAGGCAAGCGGTTAACACCCCCCAAGGCATTGGTCGCCTAGGGGCCTTTAACGACCTAAGCGGCGGCAGCGGTGTACGCCCGGTGGAAGTAGTGCGGGTACGTATGCTGGCCCTACAAGCGGGTACAGTGGCCTTTAAGCCCGACTTAGCCGGCTTGGCCTACCCCAATGACGATTGCTTGGTGTACGGTAACTGGGCTGCCACCCCGCCCGAGTACAGCAACGTGGACCCCAGTGAAGTTCAGCTAACCCCCTTCCCCCTAACCATTCAGTAACCATGAACAAAACCGCTATGACTGCTGCTGATGACCATGCCCTAAGCCTGAAGACCTGCCACCCGCTATGGGATTACGTACTCATGCGGGTAATCCGGGTGGACAAGACCAAGGGCGGCTTGGTGGTGCCTGATGGAGCCAAGGTGGATGAATGTGCCCGCAGCATCGTGGTGGCTGCCGGTCCAGGCATCTACAAGGACAACGGCACGTTCGTTCCTAACCCGTTGCAAGTGGGCGACGTGGTGTATCACATGGCACGGGTGAATCCCACCAAGATCATCCTAGACGGGGAGCTCCACTTGCTGGTAGCAGCTAGGGACTGCATTGCCATTGCCAACCGACCCCAGTCTATGCAGCCGCCTAATACATTCGAACTGAATGACAAAGAGCTACCCCAAATGCAGAAGAAGTACCTGGACGACAAGTTCGTTGACCCTGACTCATGGGGCAAGCGATAATGAAAATTGAAGCAACCTCGGAAGAGCTGGTCACGCATACCAAGCGACTACTTGAGCAAGTGCGAAAGGAATACAACCTAGGGTATAGTGCTGGTCATGACTGTGGGAACAGGGCTGCAAAAGCAGAACAAAACCAATTGCTGATTTTGATCGCAGACCTAGAGCGGGCTTTGCGGTTTAGCCCACCTTCACCAAGTGCCAGTACAGCCAAGGAAAGGGACAAGGCAATTGCTGACGCCCAAGCCACCTTGCAAAAGTATGGTCAACTCCAGTCTTGACTAAGGACCAGCCAGCCCGTGAACAGGTTAGACCGTATCGCAGCTTGGATAGAACGGCAAGGCTGGTACCAACCCTTGGTCAGCCTGTATGTGTTCTTGTGGAGCTGGAAAATGGTTGAGCTGCTTTGGTACGCCTACAAGGTACTGAGTAATGAGCCGGCTGGCTGACACAATCCTGAACGGATTAGCCATGGAACGTCTGTCCGACTTTCTGGCTGGTAACAAGTACAACAGCGTGGTACTGTGCCCAGCCCCTAACGACCGCAAGTGCTGCATTCTACGTACCTTGGGTGAATGGTCTGTACCCAGCTTCCCCCAGGACAATCAGCGGCCTATGCTGTTTGATTGCAGTGGTTACGGGGCTACCTATGAAGAGGCCATTACCGAAGCCCTAAGCAAATTACCCGGATGAATACACGCATCACTATCTTGCTGATTGCTATGGTCGGGCTGGTGGTGTTTGTGTGGCTAGTTAAGGGCTGGATAGACAACTGGATAGACCGTAACACAGACTGAACGGTTGTTCCAGGGTTTCCATTGTGAAACCTCCATACCCATATTTGATTATGGGTATGGCAACCCTAAAGCAACGCACTAGCTTCGGTCCGGGCATTTACCGGGGCCACCAGTTTACGGCTGACCGTCTTAGGGAGTTTGTGGATGGCACCAACAAGGCTATAGCAGCCGGGGTGCCCATTCCTCTGTTAAAGCGGCACGCTCCCATCAATGCCAGTGATGACGACACTGAGCAGTTTGCCAATAGCGACGAGGGTGCAGGCTGGATTACCAAGGTAGAGCTGGAGCCTGAAACTGGTGCTATTGCTTGGGAAGCCACAGTCCCGGACTCGGTGGTGAAAGCCAAAGAGGAAGGGACTCTTAAGTTTACAAGCCCTGAATTCCGCCCTCACTACGAATGTGAGAAGGCTGGCGTTTATACGGGGCCAGTCATTCGGCATTTTGCCTTCACGCCTAAGCCGGGCAACCCACACCAAGGGGCCATTGAAACCGTAGCCTTGGAAGAGCAAGTGGGTTGCTTCCAGTTTAGCGAAGAGGACTACGAGGGGCCTGTCAAAGCCTACGAAGAAGGTGAAGCTGAAGCCTTTGGTGAAGGCATTACTGACGAGGGCATCTGGGACAAGGCCAAGAAGGCAGCCGGTACCAAGTACAAGGGAAAGCACCGTTGGGCTGTGGTTAGCAGCATCTACAAGAAGATGGGCGGCAAGTACAAGTCCAAGGAAAACCCCCAACCCCATACGGAAGGTACTCAGCATGGGGAAGACCTAGACGAAGGTGATGATGCCAGCTCAAGCCTGCTGAAAAAGCACGGCTGGAAGTTCAAAGGCGAAGGTGTGTTTACCCACGACCAATTCCCCAAGCACAAGATTGTCTATCACGGTCCACACCTTGAGCACCATCAGGCTGGTGGCAGCAAGTACGTGCTCAATGACCATCCGGCTTTAGCTCGGCACCTAGCCAAGTTCCACAAGACTAGCCAGCACGCTGAACACCCGTTAGGCCACGTACTCAGTATGCACGGGTTCAAGCACCAGACTACTGACAACGGTAACTCAGTTTACGCACACCCAAACCATCCCGGGCACTCTATCGTAACCACGGGTGGACACGATTGGGAACATCACGTAGCTGGGGGCAAGAAAGGCTCCGTCAAGTATCATTCCGGTAATGGCACAACGGAACTAGACAAGCATCTTGGCAAGATTGGTTCAGGCCAGTACGGGGAGGACCTGGACAACGTAAAGCACGACGCCACCATTGACACGGTCCCTGACAGCGAGTACACGGGCAGTATGGACAAGCCCACCCACGACCAGCCCAACACCTTCGGCACTGGTACAGGCCAGTCGCTGGACAAGGCTGAGCTAGTGGAAGTGGAAGCGAACGGTGGTGTGCCCAAGGGTACTGACAAGAACAAGACTGACCCAGCCCTACATGAAGTTGACATCTGCCCGGAATGCGGCAGCAACCACATTGCCACCAGCCCAATGGGGCAGGGGCTAACCTGCCAAGAGTGCAATCACTACTGGCAACGCCAGTCCACACAACACAGCGAGCACGTACCTCCTTCTTACGTAACCAAGAGCAAGCATCACAAAGCCCTGCTTGCGGAAGGCTATGAGTACAACGGCACAGGTCGGGGTGATTTGGAACATCACTACGAACATCCACAAACCATGCACAGTGCCCACATTGCCTTCAAGCACAACAAGGACACTAAAGGCACACTGCATCGGCATTCCACCGACCGCATGATCACGGGGGTTCATAACTACGTTACGAACCTCAAGCGTACCCAACAGCACACAGAGGCTAACGTGGCCAAAGCAAAAGCAGACAGCAAGCCTTCCACTGAACAGCACGCTGAGTCCGAAGCGGACATTGGGGCCTTCGGCAAGTCTATGAGAACGCACGGGTACAAAGAAGATTCGGTTCGTAGTCGGGCTATGGGTCACACAGTCTATGCCCACCCAAGTGGCCATACTCTTTCATCTAACAAGGGTAAGTGGACACACAAGCAACATCCAGGTGGAGAAGTGACGGAACTGCGGTCGCTAAAAGACGTAGCAGCCCACTTGAACAAAGTGCATGGTTCCCAGCACGCTGAGAAGCCCATTGATGAACGGGAAGGTATTGACAACATTGATAGCAAGGCTGAAACCAACCCGCCTGACAATACAGACAAGCCCGAAAGCCCCCCAGTTGAAAGCACCAGCACCAACCCGGAAGACCCGAAGAACAACCCGGATATGCCGCCCAAGGCTACGGACAAGAGCAAGCTGGCAGCCATCCTAGCCGGCTTGGCACAGAAGAACGTGGTGCTGCCCAGCGATTGGGATCCGTGCAATGACGGGGCTATGGACATTTTGCTGGGCTGCCTTAACAGTGCCATCAAGGCTGAGCAAACGCCTGAAGCCCAAGAGCCTGATGAAGATGATGGTGCTGAACAGCCCAAAGACGCCCCTATGCCGTTTGCTGAAAATGAAAGCCAGTTCAGCGAAGAAGAAACTCACAAGGTACTTACCAAGCACGGGTACAAGTCCATTGACCCCAAGCGTAGCAACCGGATGTACCACCATGACATCCATCCCCACTCGTTCAAGACTTACGAGGATGGCTCCTGGACACATTACCCACACATGACCGGTCCTAAGCCCCATCCTGAAGTGGTGCATGGCAATGGGCATAGCGAGCTCAAGGCTCATTTACGGTCCATCCATGGAGCTACCCAACACACCGAGCAGTTCACCGAAGAAGAGCTGGCAGCCCTGCCGCCCAAAGCCCGAGCAGTCATTGAAGCCGGGGTCAAAGCCCTACAAGCTGAGCAGGAGGCTAAGGCCAAGGCTGAGCAGGAAGCCCTACAGTATGCCGAAGCAGCCAAGCAAGCCAAGGCTGAAGTAGCCAAGCAGAACGCGGTCAATACCATTGCCGCTCTTAAGCTGCCGCCCAAGCTAAGCAAGGACCTGATCGCCAGCTACGCCACCATCCAGTTCAACGAGGATGCTGAGCAGCCCACGTTCACGGCTACCCAAGTGGCCCAGATGGTGGCTAATGCTTTGCCCCCAGCTTTACAGTTTGAGCACACGGATACCACAGACGCCACCAAGCCCAACGCCAGCCGGGTAGTGGGCAAAGACCCCAACACAAACGAGCCTTACGTGCAAGTTGAAAAAGACAGCGAGCAGTTCTTTGAAGAGGGTGCCACCTTCATGATGACTGCCGAGAAGGCCAACGAAATTGCCAATGCCACCACACTGGGGGCACGGCGAAGCTATGGGCACCAGACCAATGGTCAACCCGGCTTTGTGCCCAGCGTAGCCACGCTGGTGGCTAAAGAGAACGCTGCCAACCCCAACAACGTCATGCGAAACTAACCCCGAAAACCCTAGAGCCTGACAACAGGCGGAGATAGGGGTAGTTTTAACCTGTAGGAGTTTGAACTATGTCTGATAGCAAGCCCGGCTTCAGTGCCATCAAGGAAACTGAAGAAGTCCAAATCTTTAGCACAGGCCCAGACAACCAGCACAAGCGGTTCGTCATGAAGGCCGACATCAAGTCCACTGTAACCGACAGTGGTAACACCCCCACAACCACGCTGCGGGGTGGTATGATCTTGGGCCTGAAGGACAGCGATGGCCTGTGCTACAAGTACGTAGCTGACGGCACGGATGGCACCCAGAAGCCCGTGGGCATTTTGCCCAAGCATCTGAGCATGTTGGACCGGGATGGCACGGCTGAAGACAAGTTCACCAAGGTGAACACAGCCGGCATTATCAAGAACGCTGCGGCTGACTTGGTGGGCAGCGACAAGTACGTACTGGGTGTGCTGGCCAGCTTGGGCTTTACCTTTGCTTCGCTGGACCCGCTGGGCAGCGTGTTCCGCCCTCCGTACTTCAAAGCCCGTTACTACAAGACGGCTGACTACACGGTGGTGGACGCCGACCACGGCTGTGCCTTCTATGCAGCCGGTAGCGGTGCTGTGAATTTCACCCTACCTAGCTTGGCTACGGTGGGCAAGGGCTTCATGGCTTACTTCTTCAACACAGTGGCCCAGAACATGGTGATCACTGGTGCTGCGGATACCATCCTGTACGGTGACGCCGCTGGTGGCTTGAGCACGAGCCTCACCTTCAGCACGTCCAACAAGCAAATCGGCGGTCAGGCTCTTATGGTTTCCGACTACGCTGCCAACGGTGGTAGCTTGGCCTGGATCCCCATGTTCCTGTCCACTGCTGTGACGAGTGCCTAGTTCAAGGACAACTGAGAGTTGTGGTGGTTTGGTAAAGGGTAGCCAGTTCAACTCCTCAAACCTGATAAACAATCCCCCAGTTTGAACCTTATTGAGGAGTGAGTATTATGGCCGGTCGTTCAGTGCAAGAGCTCATGGCTCCTGAAGTAATCCTTCGGGAAGTCAGTCGTGTCCAACTACCGGGTACAGTACTCAGCGACTTGTTCGGCTGGGGTTTGGCTGCCCGTGACCCGGACAACCAGAGCGGCAACATGGTTGACTACCCCTTGCGGGATGGCAGCTATGACGTCTTTAATCGCACCCGGCAGCTTGCTACGGCAACTGTCCCGGGTACGCCCAACGTCAACGTCAAGCCGCAAAAGGTTGGTCGTGTGCGGTTTACCATTCCGCGTATGGCTGAGCAGATCCCGCTCACCGACGAGGACTTGGTCAATCGCCGGCAGATTGGTCAGGCTGTGACCGTGGTTGACAGCATGGGTGAGAACTACATCATGCGTCAGAAGCGGTACTTGGCCGAGAAAGTGGCCAACACCATTGAGTTCCAAACGGCTGCCCTTATGCGGGGCAGCTACACCTTTGACCAAGAAGGTGATGAGCTGCGGCAAGCCTTCAGCGGTGGTCAAGACACGGTTGACTTCCAGATTCCGGCTGGCAACAAGAATCAGCTGGACATGCTGGGTGCAGGTGCGATCATTGGTGCAAGCTGGGCAACCAGTAGCACGGACATTCCGTACGACTGCTACCAAGTCAACGACGCCATGAACGCCCTGACAGGCTTGGGCATTGAGCACGCCATTTGCGATAGCTTCACGTTCCAGTACTGCTTGAACAATGACAAGATCAAGGCTCAGGCAGGCACCAGCAACACCCCGTTCCAAAGCTACGAGCGTAGCGGTCCGGGTCGGTTCACGGCTGTGCTGCGGGCTATCCCGTGGCTCCAGTGGCACATCGTGGACTACAGCCTGGACATCTGGGACGGCAGCACGTCGTTCGCTACTACCAAGCTGGTGCAGGATGACCAAGTCACGTTCATTCCGCAGCCCAGCCCGGCTTGGTGCCAGTACCTGAACGGTGGCGAAGTGATTGCTGAAGGTCCGGCTGGTCCGCGAGCCTTCCGCAATGGCTTTTACGCCTACGGCTACCAGACCTGGAACCCCAGCGGCTGGAACCTGTGCAGCAACCACAACGGCTTCCCGGCTCTGTACGTGCCGGCTGCCATTGCCAATGCCGACGTCACCCCGTAACTAGGAAGTCAACCGATGCAACTGCTCGTCATGCCGTATCTAGCCAGCTTTGTGGGTGAGTCCAGTCAATGGTCTGTGGCCTTCAAGTGGAGCTACGTTACCGACAACGAACAGTTGCAGCTTGTGCAGACGTGGTTCACTTACTGAACCTCCACGCTGTAGGTGGCACGAGGAAACCTGTCTTAGCGGTGCAGGCCGATTCTTAGATGCCCTTACAGCGTGGTTACACCGCTTAGCCGCTGACACCCTTATGTAAGGAACCGGAAAATGGCTGACAAGTGTCCCGCTCAGGTAACTGAGCTACTCAAGTACCTGAAGAACACAGGTACCGGCAAGACCAAGCTGGATGCCATTCGGGAAGTAGGTTGCCGAGTTAAAGGCACCGAGGAGTTCTTGGTGGAAGTGGCCAAGGTGGTGCCCACAGTCACGTTCGCCAAGATTGAGTCGTTCATTGAAGGACAGGTCCGCTCCGGCAACGAAGTGGAACCCGTTGACCAAGCCAAGATGGCTAAGGAAGAAGCCGAACAGGCGGCTAACACCAGCCCAGTGGCCGAGATGCACGCTGGCGAAGCCATCGAGTACATAAAGAACCTTCCCCCAGGAACCAGCGACGACTTTTTGTACAAGGTTGTTGCGTTTGATAGCCGGGTTACGGTTCAGCGTGTTGCCAAAGACAAGCTGGAGCAGAAGCCGGAAGCGGAAGAGTCTGCCTAGCACAACTGAAGACCCTTATCAGGTGTTCCCTCCGGTTCACCTGTGCCATGTGCGGCAGGTGGGCTAGTTCCTGCCTGCCGCATTTTTGTTTACACTCCATAGGTGCCCCAATGAAAGTCGCCCGACTGCTGTACTTGCTGATTGTGTTGCTGGTGCTGAGTGCCTTTGCCCCAGCCTTTTGCTTTGGCCAGATTGTTACGCTGGCCGATGCCAATGCCAGCCTGACCCTTACGCTGAGCGGGGCACCCAGCACGACCCAGCCCAACTACAGCGTCACCTGGACGGGTACAGGGGGGCCAGCGGACAGCGTAGGGGCTGCCACAGGCGCTACAGCGGCAACCATGCTTAGCGGCTTGGCTGGTGGGCCAAGGCAGGTAGAAAGCGTCCATATCTATAACGCTGATAGTGCCAGCATTACGGCTACCGTAAAGAAGGTGGTTAGCGGCACGGGTACCACCCTGCTAAGTGCCACAGTGCCAGTAGCCGGCAGCCTACGCTGGAGCAAGCTGGAAGGCATTAAGGTGCTAGACGCCAGCGGGGCAGTGGTGGCCAACAGCACGGGCAGCGTTCCAGCGGCTGTGACCAGTACTTGCGTGGCTACGGAAACTGGTAGCGGTGGCTTGCGTAGCACCAAGTTCACGTTCACCAACATGCCGGTCAGCTTACGGGACACCACAGCTCCGGCTCAGGGTGGTGGTCAGCAAATCTATGCCTTCCCGGAAGGTCGCATCTACATCATTGGGGCTACCGGCACAGTAACAGTCACCACGACCAGTGCCATCGCCACCACGCTCAACACTGGTGTATCGGCTAGGTGGGGTGTGGGTACTGTGACCCAAGCCAACACCACATTGGCCACAACCGAGCAGGACCTACTGCCGGTGACCACGTTCACCAGCGGCACGACTATCAACGTGGCTAACACAGCCACGACCGCAGCCTTGGCCAGCCCTGCCGTATTCGATGGCACCAGTACTGCCAAGCAAGCCTTCTTCAACATCAGTGTACCCACAGCCACAGACATTGACGCTGACGCTACGGTAGCAATCAATGGCACTGTGACCATCGTATGGGCGTTTCTAGGTGACTACTAACACAGGACAACCGCTATGAACGTTCCTTCCAACGACAGCATGGTTTGGCCAGTCATCCGCATGTTCTTCCTAATGATCATGCTGGGTATGTGCTTGGCCTTCAACTACAATGTTCCGTTTGACCCAATCAAAGACCCTCGGGCTATGATCATTCTGGCCATCCTGTCTTTGGGGTTTGACTATACCAAACTGGCCATCGCCCCCAACTCCAAGGACCCCAGCTAATGGCAGGCAGCATAAAGGAACCCGTTGCTCCGGCTAACTCGCCTGGAGCAGAAGTGGTCAAGCGTAGGTATGGTTCCGTCACTGGCGTGGTGGTTGACACTACTCTAGCCAATTGCGACGTGATCAACCTGAGTGAGTTTGCCTTTGTAGCCGTCAAGCCCAGTGCCAGTATCACTAGTCTTACGGTGTACACCAGCGACTCAGCCTCGGGTACGTTCGTCATCTGTGACTCGTTCGGTAGTTCGGGTGTGGTCACAGTTGTGGCCAGCAAGTACAATGTGCTGGACACAGCCAAGACGCCACCCCTAGGCTTTATGAAGCTCGTGCCCAATACCAACGGTACTGTGGACGTAATCGCCAAGACCTAATATGGCTACCACCTACTGCACCCGCTTGAACATTGAGTCCATCATTGGGGCTCCAGCGGTATTGGTCTGCATTGACGATGACCAAGACAATGTTGAAAGCCCGGCTGAAACGGTTTACATCACTGAAGCCATTACACGGGCTGCGGTGGAAATGAACGAGTCGTTGGGGGGCCAGTACAAGCTGACGGACCTGTTCAATAACGACTGGTGCAGGTGGTGCAATGCTTACTTGGCTGCTTGGTTTCTATTTGATCGTAGGGCTAATCCTGTTCCTTCCGGAGTTGAGTCTGCCGTTCAAACTTATCGTGAGCGGCTGTCAGAAATACGTTGGGGTCGGTTTCAAGTACCGGAAGTAAACCCTAGCTTCAACCCTCGGCCAGCGGTCAGCAACTTCAATCCTGAGCTGGGCAAGTTTGAGCACCCCATTCGGGTCATTACCCACGAGAGCACGGGTGGTGAGCCAGACCCCACGAACAGCAGTGTAGTCAAGCGTGAGAAAGCCTACCAAGAAGGATGGTGGTAATGCTTGACCTCCTAAGAAACTTGTTCGGTCAAGCCAACGACTACCTAGCTGGCAAGCCCACGGAAGGTAGAAGCCCCAAGTGGCCAGCCAAGCGGGCTAGTCACCTGATTGAAGACCCCCGCTGTAATGTGTGTGGTACCACCCAGAACCTAAACGTACACCACAA